GGTGGCGCCCTCGAACGCGAGTTCGAGGAAGACACTCAAACCCATGTCTTTCGCTACTGACATGCCGTTTATGGGTGTGAAGGATCCTGCTTTACGACAGGATTTTTCCCATTCAATTGCATTTGGTGCTGGTATTAAAGGCACCAATCAACCTGAATGTGAGGAAATTATGCTTAGCAAAACCACAAAATTATTGTCTTTCATACTTCCTTCAAGATTTCTCATAAACCATGGACCATCAAATGTGTTGTTAAAACAGATTTTCTGGAAGATGGAAAATGAGACAGGTGAGCCCAAAGAGTTCGGTCGTTTCGAAATAGACGACAAGCTTGTGCGAGGCCACCTATTCGTGGAGCGAAAATTTACCTCAATTGACGAGATTACTTCCTTAATAGCCGCAATGGCCGTTGACTTGAAGATTAAATTCCCGTTACTTGATGATGATATCGCAAACAGATCTATGTTGTGGCATACCGCAACTAGACACCTTGAAAAATTAAAAATATCGCAGCGACACATTTACAAGATAACGCCATACATAGTGCAAATTCACTTTATGTATACGTCCACTCAAACAAATGCGTTAGCCATGGGACACACTTGGGAACATTTTTGGAGGAAATGGTACTTTAAACTAGTAGCCCCCAAAAAGGAAAACTGAGATTACCTGTCAATTCTTCACGGAATTGATACTGCACAAATGTTCGATAGGTTGCATCCTGCCATTACTGTAATGAGTACTGATGGGGCACCACGCATTCGTAAAGTGTCCATAATCCCTGGTATGATGGGTGCCAGAGACTACCAATATGTTAACAACACCTTTAGGAACTTACTACGTTCAGTCAACGAACGTGTATTTTACCGAAGGGTGGATGGTGTATTGGTAGCGCCTTACAGGCCTACAACACCTTACATTGCAGACACATTAGCGGAATTCACTTCTGCCTTTTGTAGCAATGCCCGGATCATGACCCCCTGGTCAATGATGCGGATGGTCAATTCCTATTCCGGACGAAAACGTACCATTTATTTAAATGCTTACAATGATTTGCTCCGCAAAGCAATTTGCGAGGCTGATGCACGTCTGAAGACATTCGGCAAAGCTGAAGGTTATGATTTG